AATAAGAGATTCAGCAAGGGGTGAGCCTTGCCAATTTAGGATTCCACATGTATGTAATTTTGATCCTGCTACAACAGTGTTATGCCACATGGGCGGCGCAGGGTGGGGAATGAAGAGTAATGATATTCATAGCGGCTATGGGTGTAGCAATTGCCATGATGTTATTGATAGTAAAGTTAAATCAGAATTCAGCCAAGAAGAGATAAAAGTAATGTTCTTTGAAGGTATGGTAAGAACGCAATTAATATTAATTGAGAAGGGTTTGCTATGAGGCTGGACATTAAACCATTATCAGTCAATAAAGTTTGGCGGGGTCGGAGATTTAAGACGGATGACTATAAGCGATATGAGGCAGATGTATCTAAGCTTTTAGTTGGAATGAAAATACCAGAAGGGGCTTTAAGAATAAATCTTGATTTCGGTTTTAGTAATACACAGTCTGATATTGATAATCCAGCAAAGCCGTTTATTGATATTCTACAAAAAAAATATATTTTTAATGATTCAAGAATTTACTTGTTACACATCAAGAAAACGATTGTAAAAAAAGGACGTGAGTATATTGATTTTGAGATTAAAGGGTTAGAAGAGATATGAAACCATGCAGTAAATGCGCAGAAGTTAAACCGCTTGATAAGTTCCCATCTAATCCTAGCGCCAGAGATGGGAAAAAGAATATTTGTAAAGTATGTATAGCCGCAGCACAAAAAGAATCAAGGAATAACGGGTACAGTAATAAATGTAATTTATTTCAGTGGAAACCACCAACAGGAGCTTAAAGATGCACAACATCGAACAAACAATGTCAAAAAAAGAAACGATACATAAATTAACAAAGGGATTAACAGATGCGGTTGATTCTGGATCAATATGTGAAGCTATACGCTTCCATGTTGAGTTAGGTCAAGAGCTTATTTATTTGCGCTGTGATTGTTTAGAAGAAACGGCGCAAGTGGTTAGGGATAACCCGTAAAGGTCTTGTATGCCTATAAGGAAATTAACGGATAGAGAAAGTGAATTACTCGACCAGCTTGGTATTGAGTATTACAAGTTGCTTAAAGAGTTAAAAAAAATTGAGCCAAAGCAAGTTGCCAGTAAATTAGAGATTTCCGAGCAATATGTCTATAAACGATGGAGTAAACTTAATGATAGCAGAGAGATTAACGCAACTTCTACCTAGCGTTGTAGATCCTTCAAGGGTTACATCGAGCGCCCAATTCACAAACGGCAATCCGATAGAGCTATCATACATCATGGCTAAACTTGATGATTTCCAGTTTGAGCTAATAAACACAATGTATCTAGGAGAAAAAAACTCAGAATATAACGTGAAAGCAATGTTATTAAATCGATTCATTTTAAGAGTAAAGAGAGATAAAAACGAAATAGACCACATTCCCGCATTAATACACACAGAATTAAAGGAAGTTTTAGGGGATAACATTTGCGAAGTATGCGAAGGCAATCAGTATTACGAGAAAGATAACTTATTCCATAGATGCAGTTATTGCGGCGAGACAGGGAAAGCCAACCCATCATTAAAAACTAAATCTACCTGGTACGCTGAAATACGAAAAAAGTACCTTGAACAAAACCATAAAGATAAAAAATACAGCATCCAAAAACTAAAGCAGCATTACATATTGAATCTTGGTGATGCGTATAAAATATTTTCACATATCGTCAATAATCACAATAAAGCCGTACGCCTAATGGAGTCGCGCTTGCGTTAGTTTAAAATTTTAAACCAAAAAGTAGATAAACTTGCTTGACATAGTACACTTGGAGGTGAGAAGTCGCGCCCAGAAAAAGCGCACTTCAAATACTCCTTACACTTACCGCTTACCTCAAGCGGTATTTTTTTACCCTGAATTTGCCCTTGCTCACTTACTCCTGAGTTTTCAGAAATCCTTGCAGTGCAGGGTGTAAAACTAAAATCACATAAAGAGCGGGGGCAACCTAAATGCAAATGATTGTAAACCACAAAGCACTAGAGGCGTTTATTAATGATTATAAACCTAAAGCTCATAACAATGGCCTTGCTAATAAGCAAACTGCTGTTAATAAGCACTGCATACGCCGACCTAGCGGAAAAAAGAGTCGATGATAAAACTATTTGCTATCTAGACTCGACTTGCTTTTGTAATTCAATAATCAATGTCAATCTAAGCAACTCAAGTACAGAACCAAGATATTTCAAAGCGGGGGCGAAAACTCCAGAAATGCTAGCCGCATGTAAAGAGCTAGCCGCTTTCAAAGCTAAACCAAAACCCACTACCGAAACAAGAATTTATAAAGTCGCTGTTAATGGTGATTCAACAACACGACCCGCTTATGACATTGATGAACTAGCGGCCGTTAATTATGTGATGAGTAAAGCGAAAGCCTTAAAGATTCGAGTACCAGTAGGCGCAAGTGTTAACAGAGTCTTAAAAGTTATTAATACTCGTTACGCAGTATGTGATGTATGGGTAGGCCGACACGTTGCGGCTAGGTGCGAATAAGTGGCAGATATAACCTCAACCGCTACGGGTAACTGGTCAGCAGGCGCTACATGGGTAGGCGGCACCGCCCCTGGTAATGGTGATAATGCGATATGTCTTCACGATATTACCGTAGACGTAAATACAACAATCGGTACTTCCCCTGCCGCTACTGCTGTTACAGCCCATGACGTTAATACGGCCGCTATCGCTGTCACTGGCGCAACACTCACAATTGCAGAAGATATACAGTTAACCGTACGCGGTAACTTAACCTTATCAAACTCTAAAATAATCCAAGAGCTAGGGTCAACTTATGAATTCGACGCTAGCCAAGCAACAACACCTTTAAGTCAAAACTATTACGCACTTATTTCTATCGATTGGGCAAATGCGAATACATGGTGGGAATGTCAAGGCACAGTAGCAAAACCTTGTAGTATTCAATCTAACGCATCAGGTGGTAACGGATACACTGATACATACTCTATTCCGATTGGGGCGAGAGCGACTTACGGGGGAATGTTTAGAAATTCAACATTTGTAAACTTTACTCGTATTGGTGATGCGTCAATTCCGGCAATACGCCCGCAATTCAGTAATACATCAGGCATTGACCTTGATTTAACGGATTCGATATTTGATGCTTGCGGAAAGATACAATGTAACTCACTAGCAGCTCTTAGTGATTTTATATTTGATAGAAATACATTTACCAATAGCGTTGCTACAGAACTTCTTTACCTTGTTGCAGGTAGTGTGAAAGATGCAGGCGCTACGCGGTCTATACAAGATTGTGTGTTTGATGACCTTGTTACGATTCACACAGCAAATGGGTTTACTTTTGACGGTACTTTATTTTATGACCAGTTTACCGGTACAAATAATTCAGCGCCGGCCTCATTTGAAAACTGTCTAGTTCGTAACTCAACGCGTTCACCTCTAACAACTTATGGTTCACCAACAGATTGTTTGTTTCTGAAAGACGGAACACTAAGCAATCCGCACTGGCAAACACCATCAACCGCGTATGATTCTACTTTTGATGGTTGTGTTTTTGAGCATATAGGAACAAAAACAGGTGATACAGGTGATTGTATTGTTGGCCCAAGTAGCGGCACTGTCACTGTCACGATTAAAAACAACATCTTTACTCGTGATGATTCTTGCCCGTTAAGTTTATTAGGCGCGTCATCCGGCCAAGCTTATGTTTATGAACATAATACAGGCGCGTATCAAGTAAATGTCAATGAAACAGTCACCTCTTATGCAGGTATGATTACTTCATTCAAGTCAAACATAGGTTTTGGTGCTTCTGCTGGTTCACATTACATGATTCACGATACGGGTGGCGGCGCGGTCTCTGACATTGTTGCAGGTGCCAACTTAGATTATAACTGCGACTTTAATCTTATCGCAGGTAGTGAAGGTAACGGGATAAATATTCCTATTACCGCCGCACACTCCGCTAACTCTATTACCGCTGACCCTACTTTTGTAGATTCGACACGCGATATAGAAAGTTGGGATTTATCATTAGGCGGTGCTGGAACAGTAGCAAATGCGTTAACTGAATTAATGAAACGCAACACACCAACTTATAACTCTGCATACAGTATCGCGGCTTTAGTAACGTACTACAAAGGCGGTTATGCCCCTGCAAACTCTTCACTTGAAAACGCAGGACATGACGGGGTAACAATCGGCGCAGTAGAGTACGCCGCACCATCAGTCGGAGGCGGCTCTAACAGTAGATTCATCTCAGGCATGGGACAACTAGGATTAAGATAGAGGAAATAAAATGGCAACAATGTACATAACAGAATATTCAGACATGGGCGGCGCAAAAGGTAATGTTGTTCAAGTAGGTTTAGAAGATGATACCGCAGTCGATCAAGATGTTACTTTCACAGCAACATCTGCACAATCAGCCGCGTTCGCTTCAACAACAAAGTTTATAAGAGTTGAACTAGACGAAACAGGCCATATCGCATTTGGCTCAAACCCAACAGCGGTAACCGCACAAAGCAAAAGATTGCTTGCTGATAAACCTGAATACTTCGGTGTTGTAGGTGGTCAGAAGATAGCGGCAGTCGTTTAATATGTGGTCAGACACCACAAACACTTCTGTAACCTGGACAGACACTACAGACACATCAACGGTATGGACTGATGAGTAAAGGATCAGGACGACGACCAACACAAGTACCTCAAGCAGTATACGAGGATAACTGGAATAATATTTTTAATAAGCCAACCGTTAAGGAGCTTAACAATGAAGAGAAGAAACTTTCTAAAAAGGGTGGCAATAGCGCCTCTTGCACTCGTAGCGCCTAAGCTATTTGCTGCTAGCAAACCTAAATACATACCAATACCCTTAACATCAAGCACGGTAGCGCCACCTAAAGACGGTCTTGCTCATATAGTTAGCATGTCTACCATAAAGGATGGGGATTACAATAAAACACTCCTTCACTTTAGAAAAGATGGCTATAAAGATTTAAAAAAGATAGCCCGTGTTGGAGGTATTTCATTAGCCGTTAGTAATTCAAACGGTAAAACTGAGATGGCTTTTCAGATAGCTAAAAAGATGGAAGAAGCAGCGGTAGACTATGATTTTTTTGAGCGCGGGAAGAATACGCATAGAGTAGATTGGTTTGAGTTCAAGACGCATCAAATGAATGCGTTTGTAGTTGACTTAGAAAGATTAAAAGCTAATGACTCCTAAGCAATCTCTCTTCGTTAAAGAATACCTAATAGACCTTAACGCTACTCAAGCAGCAATAAGAGCAGGGTATAGCGAGACTTCAGCAAGACAGATAGCAGATACAAACATGTCAAAACATGACATAAAAGAAGCAATCCAAAAAGGCATGGATAAACGCTCTAACAAGGTAGAGATAACAGCAGACTTCGTATTAACCACGATTAAAGAAACTGTTACTAAATGTATTGCAGAAGACCAACACGCTAACGTCTATAAGGGCTGTGAGTTACTAGGTAAGCACCTTAAGTTATTTACAGATAAGACAGAAGTTACAGGTGCAGACGGGAAGCCAATAGAAACCAATTTCACAGTAGAGTTTGTTAGTGCCACACCTAACGATTCCTGAGAAGCTACAAGGGTTCTTAACAAAGAAAAAAAGATTCAAGATAGCCTTTGGTGGTAGGGGAGCCGCTAAGTCTCAGTCCTTTGCCGACATCTTTCTTCTAAAGTCTCAAACAGAAAAAGCTAAGACAGGCTGCTTTAGGGAGATGCAGAATTCAATAGAAGACTCTGTTCACTCACTCCTAAAGTCAGAGATTAACCGATTAGAGTTAGATGGATTCACCTCAGAAAAAGCCACTATCTATAATAATCAAGGTGGTGAATTTAGATTCAAGGGATTAGCCAGAAACCCTGACGCAGTAAAGTCGATGCACGGGTTTAAATACTTTTGGATAGAAGAAGGTCAGTCTATTTCTCAAGAGTCTTTAAACATGTTAACGCCGACCCTACGAGAAGCCGATTCAGAGTTATGGGTATCAATGAACCCCCAAAGTTCAGAAGATCCAATGTCTAAGCGATTCATTAAACCTTTTGAGAGTGAATTAAAATCCAGGGGGTATTATGAGGACGACTTACATTTAATTGTATGGATTAACTACACCGATAACCCTTGGTTTCCAGAAGCGTTAGAACAAGAAAGACTTTGGGACTACGAGAATAAATCAAGAGCTGAATACGATCACATTTGGTTAGGCCACTTCAACGACTCGATTGAAAACTCAATCATTAAAGCAGAGTGGTTCGATGCTGCAATAGACTCTCACAAGAAGCTAGGATTCAAACCTAAAGGGGTTAAGGTTGCCTCTCACGATCCAAGTGATGAGGGTGGTGACGGTAAAGGCTTCGCATTAAGACACGGCTCAGTTGTATTAGATGTACAAGAGAACAACGATTTAGATGTTAACGATGGTTTAGATTGGGCTACAGACTTAACAATAAATAACAATGCCGACCACTTCATTTGGGATGGTGACGGCTTAGGTCTTTCTCTCAAAAGACAAGTCTCAACAACCTTTAACGGTAAGCACTGTAAGTACCATATCTTTCATGGTGGCGGTGGGGTCGATAACCCTAACGCGCTATACATGAATGAAGACTTCCAAGGAACAGGAAAGAGAGAAAACAAGAACGCCTTTAAAAACAAACGCGCTCAATATTACTGGATGCTAAGAGATAAATTCTACAACACATACAGAGCTGTAGAGCACGGGGAATATAAAGACCCCGACGACTTAATCAGTCTTAGCAGTGAAATAACCACACTTACAAAGTTACGATCTGAATTATGCCGGATTCCTCGAAGACCAAACGGAAATGGGTTAATTCAAATCATGTCCAAGCAAGACATGAAAGCAAAACACAAAATAGATTCACCTAACCTGGCCGATTCATTAATGATGAGCTACTTAGACGGTTTAACAATCGCTGACTCATGGAGCAAACCCTTGACCTATAAGAAATACAACCGCGTATGAATGATTCAGACATTCTAGCAATGCTAAACAAACAAATCTCTAACGCGAAAGGCGGAGATAACTCGACGACGAATAGTGATAAAGCGACCGCGCTTGACTATTACAATGGCGACGAATCCATTATTGATGCTGATGAGGGCGAAAGCTCGATTATCACTAGAGAAGTCTTTGAAAATGTAGAGCGTGAGTTAGGTCAGCAATTAAAAGTATTTGCATCAGGTGAACGATTTGTGCAGTTTGATGCGGTATCGGACGAAGACGAAGAACAAGCCGAACAAGAAACAGATTATGTTAATTATATATACGACAAAGAAAACAACGGCTTTAAAATAACACATGATTGGATTAAATCAGCTTTAATTGAAAAGAACGCTTACGTTAAAGTTTGGGTAGAAGAATCAGAAGAAAGTGAAACACAAACCTATTCAGGTTTAAATGATTTTGGTTTAGCGCAAGTCCTAGAACAAGAAAACGTTGAACCTTTAGAGCACACAGAAGAAATTGTTGAGGATGTTTCTATTGACTCAATGACAGGGCAAGAAGTTATTAACCCAACAACTATCCATGACATTAAAATCAAAGTCACTACTAAAGAAAAGAAAATCAAAGTTCAATCTGTGCCTAATGAAGAGATGGGCGTAGCAAGAAACCACAACGAACTATCATTAAAGAATTGCTCTTTTGTTTACCATAGACCCCAAGGTGTAACAGCGTCAGACCTCGTAGAGGCAGGGTTTGATAAAGACTTAATCAAGACTCTACCATCTTATAATGACGTTGATAACGAATTACAAATAGCCCGTAACATTAACTCTCAAGACGACCACATGCTTTACGATGAAGCTGACGAATCAACAAGAGAGATTGAAGTCTATGAATGTTACATACGCTTCGACCATGACGGTGATGGAGTAGCCGAACTAAGAAAAGTTATTATTGCAGGCAATGAAATACTCGATAATGACGAATGTGATTTTATTCCTTTTGCAACACTCAGCCCTTTACCAATGCCGTATCGACATGAAGGGTTATCGTATGCTGATTGTTTAATGGATATACAAGACGTATCTACCGTTTTAACACAGCAAATACTAACGAATCTCTACTTTACTAATATGCCTGAGTTAGAAATAGCGGCAGGCGTTAACTTAGATGATGTATTAAGCCGTAAGTCAGGTTCGGTTAATCGAGTTGAAGTACCAGGCTCTATTAATCCTATTACTATTCCATTCACTGCAGGCGCATCTCTACCTATCTTAGAGTTAATGCAAAATATGGCAGAGAAACGAGTCGGCAGTTCTCAGCCTTTAGATCCTAATGTGCTATCAAAAACATCAGGCGCGGCGTTTATTTATGGTAGCGAACAAGCTAACCAATTAAGTGAGAAGCTAGCACGTATATTTGCTGAAACAGGCTTTAAAGAATTATTCGGCATGATTCACGAGCTATCTATTAAACATATTGATAGACCTAAGATGATTAAGCTTAGAAATAAGTTTGTAGAGGTTGACCCTACCGAATGGAAACATCGTTCTAACATGTCAATTGTTGTTGGACTTGGTACGAGTAATAAAGACCAAGAAATACAAAAGCTATTTGCATTATCAGAGAAACAAGAGCAGCACTTAATGCAAGGCTCACCAATGGCTGATTATAAGAAACTGTATAACACTTATTCTCGAATCATTGAGAAAGGCGGCTTACAAGACCCAACTAAATACTGGAACGATCCTAATACTCCAGAGTTCCAACAACAAGAACAACAAAAAGCCCAGCAGCAACAACCTAATCAATTAGCAGAAGCCGAACAAGTTAAAGGCCAATTCGCTATTCAAAAGACACAAATAGAAGTTGAAATGAAAGGGCAGCTAGAACAGTTCAAACAACAGTCTAACTACGAAAAAGAAATGCTTAAAGCAGAGCATGAGGCGCAATTACAAGCCCTTAAAACCCAATTAGATGATAGAGCCAGAGAGTTAGATAGAGAGTCTAAAGAGGGTATAGCGATCTTACAAAGCGAGATAGAGCTTATTAAAGCCGGTATTCAAAAAGACTTAGGACAATTAGGAATAGGAGCAGAACTTGGATAATAAAATGCGTGCACATCAAGCACAATTATTACTTGATAACCAAATATTTCAAGAAGCTTTAGAAGAAGTTAACAAGTCAATCAATCGTGAGATGGATAACATTAAGTTAAACGACAAAGACTCTTCATACCAACTAATACAGTTAAGACAAGCAGCTAACAAGATTGTTACTTATATACATACCGTTGCCACTAGCGACAAAGTAGAAGAATTTAACGCATTAAAGAAAAGAAGTTTTTTTAATCGAGTTAAATAAGTAGTACCCCTTGCCGTGAGGCAATTAATCCCATTGAAGGAAACCCACTATGAGCCAAGTACAAGATACAGCTCAGACACTTAATACTGAGTCTGCCGCTGATGAAATTTACAACCTAATGACAGAAGCAGAGCAGCCGGAGAAAACAAATGAAACACAAGAAGAAGAAACAAACGAAGAAACTCAAGAAGTAGAATCCTCTAATGATTCAGAAACCGAATCAGAAGAAGAGTCATTAGAAGAATCAACCGAGGATGAGACCGAAGAAGAAACAAACGAGTCTGACGAAGCAGAGCCAGAAGCAGAAGAAGAAAGCACCGATTATCAAACCGTAGATGATTTAGCTCAAGCCTTAGATATGCCATTAGAAGACTTTATGGCAAACATTAAGGGTAAAGTGAAAATTAACGGCCAGGAGCAAGAGGTTACACTTTCCGATCTGAAGAACGGCTACCAGATGGAATCAGACTATCGACAAAAGACAGCGGCACACGCTGAAAAAGTACGAGCCTTTGAACAAGAGAGCACCCAACAATCAGAGCAAATTCAATCAAGTCTAGCGCAAGTTAATGTTTTATTAACCAATGCAGAGCAAGAGCTTGTTAATGAATATAACGCTGTTAACTGGGATGAGCTACGTGACACCGACAGAGAAGAATATCTCATTAAGGAAAGCGAGTTCAATAAACGCAATCAAAAACTTCAAACACAAAAACAACAAGCTTATGAAGAAACTCAACGGCTAGCACAAGAACAAGAAATAAAAAATCAACAAGCCCATCAAGAAACTTTACAGCGCGAATATACCTTGATGCTTGACAACAATCCTGAATGGCAAGATGAAGCAGTCTTTAAGAAAGACCAAGCCGAAATTCAAACTTATCTCACATCGAAAGGTTTTAACGAAACTGAAATCAATCAGCTAGTAGACCATCGTATCGTAGGTATTTTACGGGATGCACTCAAAGCACAAGCGGATATTTCCAAGGTAGAGATAGCTAAGAAGAAAGTTAAAAAGCTACCTAAAGTTTTAAAAGCAGGGGCAAAACAAACAAAAGCAGACATTAAGGCGAACTCTCAAAGTAATGCTAGTAAACGATTTAATAAAACTGGCAGCAGAGATGACTTAGTGGACTTACTAATTAACAGAATGTAACTAACGTCGAGATGACGTAAGGATGGAATAAAATGGCACAACCAGCAGGTATTGTAGCAACGTATGACGCAGTCGGTAATCGAGAAGATTTATCGGACGTAATTTGGCGAGCTTATGAAGGTGAAACCCCTTTCTTAGACGCTATCAAAAAGACTAAAGCCACAGGTACTAACCATACTTGGCAAGAAGATTCATTGGCAGCAGCGGCTTCTAATGCTCACATTGAGGGTGATGACGCTTCTCCAGCAGATCCAGCAGCAAGCACCTTGCTTTCAAACTACACGCAAATCTTAAAGGAACACGCTGTTGTTTCTGGTACACAAGAAGCGGTAGACAAAGCAGGCCGTAAAAAAGAAATGGCTTACCAAGTTGCTAAACGCATGAAAGAAATGAAACTTGATTTAGAGTTTGCATGTCTTGGTAATGGTATTGCTAACGGTGTTGGTAATGTAAAAGTAGCAGGTAACAACACGACAGCTCGTGAGTTAGGTTCTATTGAGACTTACCTTACTTCTAACGTAAGTGTTGGCTCAACTGGTGCAGCGGCTAGCGGTAACTCTGCCGACCTAATGACAACAGGTACAGACCGAGACTTAACGGAAGCTATCTTATCGTCAGTTCTAGAAACAACTTATACCAATGGTGGCGATCCAAAATGCTTATTTGTTTCAGCAATTAACAAAGGTGTTATTGGTGACTTTACAGCAGGTGGAGCCACTCGTTATGTGTCAACAGACTCTAGCACTTTAAACGTGTCTATTGATGTATTCGAAGGTGACTTCCATCACTTAAAAGTTATGCCTTGCCGTAATCAAATTGGCGACAACGTTTATGCGATTGATCCACAAATGATTGCTATCGCTGAACTACGCGGATTGTCTTCTAAAGACTTAGCAGTAACAGGTGATTCAATGCGTAAAGAAATGGTAATGGAAGCAACATTAGAAGTGTGCACAGAAGCAGCACACGCTATCGTTGCAGACACAAACGGCTAAGAATAATCTTAGTTAACTATTGGGAACCTTCGGGTTCCCTTTTTTATTGGAGAAAACAAAATGCCAAGTCAAAAGACAGCATCAAAACAAGTTAAACCCGAATTAATTAAATGCCAAGTAATGCGAGCAATTGGTATTGACGCAACAAGCGCTACGCTTATCTCTGCTAAAAATCGTGCAGCGAGAAAAGGGTTAAGCGAAAACATGGATGGATTAACCACTATGGTACACCCGAATAAAGACGTGCCAAGTGAAGACAAAAAATCAATGGTAAAAGGCGAGCCTGTCTACATTGATTTAGAGAAAGAGGTAGCACGTAAATTATCAGAAGCAGGGGCGGTGCGCGTTGTTATTTGATCGCCTCCACTACGACAACTCAGAAGACAAGCTTCATATAGAGCGAGTCCAAGACGTTCAACCCATCTTAGAGTCAAACAAAAGACTACTTAACGATAACTCAGGATTTAAGAGTGAGGTTTTTAATAAAAAAGCTTCTATCCCTTTAGTTGTTCTTTTGGCCTGGCTTAAAGATAAAGGCATTACATATCAAGAATTCATGGGCAACGACAAAGTATTAAAACGTTTCCTTAACGACCCTGATAATTCTTTTTGTCTATGCAAAAAAGGTAAAGTATGAGCATAAGTAACTACGGTGAATTAAAAACAGCTACGGAAAACTGGTTACACCGTACAGACTTAACTTCCCGCATACCTGAGTTTATATCTATTGCAGAAGCTAAGATTGCTAACGATGTGCGTTGTAATGCACAGCAAACACGTTCTACAGCAGACGTAAGCACTCAATACTTTGATGTACCGACAGGGTATTTAGAGATAAGGGATATTCACGTTAATTCTGATCCAATTCAGCCATTAACATATTTAACGCCTAAAGTGTTAAGTGAAAAATTCCCAAGCTCAACAACAGGGAAACCCAAGTTCTACACAATACATGGTGATGAAATTGAGGTTAAGCCTGTTCCATCGACTACATACGAAATAGAAATCAATTATATAAAGCGATTCACTGCGTTTAGTGATGATGCTGACTATAACTGGCTCTTAACAAACCAACCACATATCTATTTATATGCCGCTTTAATATCAGCTAACGAATACACAGAAGATACCGAGCAGCTTACTAAATACCAAACCTTATACAACAACGCCATTAATACACTTAATAAATCCGAGTTGAAAGCAAAACACGGAAACATATTAGTGGCAAAAGTAAATACTCCAACACCTTAGAGGGCATTATGGGACTAGAAAGCTTAACAGGCTCATCCGTTTATATAGATGATTTAGTAGCAACCAACCCTGTTGGTGGTACTGATCCAAAATCAGAGGGTGATGACCACATAAGAGGAATCAAAAAAGTTCTTCTTAATACAATGCCTAATATCACGGGCGCTATTACATCAACACAAGCTGAATTAAACATACTTGACGGTGTTACTTCTACCGCAGCAGAACTAAATATACTCGATGGAGTAACAGCAACCGCAACAGAGTTGAACTATAACGACATAACAACGTTAGGCACAACCGAAGCATCAAAGGTCGTTACAACTGATGGAAGTAATAATTTCTCGACAGCGGGCAACGTTAGCATTACTGGTGCTTTTACCTCGCTAGGTATTGATGATAATGCAAGTTCAAATGCAGTTACTATTGACGTTGATGAACAAGTTTTCCACATAAAGAATTCATCTGGTCTTGCTTCAAAAGGACAAGAATTTCGTAGTAGCGGTGCTCACTGGATAACAGCAGACGCAGTTACGCCGCAACAGATAAATAGAACAACCGACACAGGGAAAATGATTGAGTTCTTCAAGGACGAAGTCAGCGTTGGAGATATTACTTGGAGTGGGGTTACATTAGCCTTAAATTCCACGTCCGATTATCGTTTAAAAGAAAATGACATAGCGTTATCAAATAGTATCGAAAGACTAAGCAAGTTAAATCCTATTAAATATAACTTTATAGGTAATGACACCGTTATTGATGGGTTCTTTGCTCATAACGTTCAAGAAGTTGTACCAGAAGCCGTACAAGGTGAAAAGGATGGTGTTGATTATCAAACAATGGATCAAACTAAACTCATTCCTTTAATCGTTTCAGCCCTTCAAGAAGAAATCAAACTAAGAAAGAAACTTGAATCGCGAATAGCGAACATAGAAAATAAATGAAATTAGATAATGTTGGTACTATCGGTTTAATTAACGATGTAGACCCGCAAGACTTACCTGATGGTGCTTTTTCTGGCGGTCAGAACATACGATTTAAAGATGGGTATTTAGAAAAGGTTAAAGGCTATTCGTCTGTATTTGGTACACCTTCCGTTGCTCCTTACTGGATGCTTCCTATTGTTTCTAGTTCAACGTTGTACTGGGTGTACTGCGGGCTTGCTAAAGTCTATGTTACTGACGGAACTACTCACACTAATATCACAAGACAAACAGCAAGCGTTGATGTTGATTACTCAGCGACAGCCGCAAAAAACTGGAGTGGTGGGTTCTTATCGGGTATCGGTGTATTTAACAACGGTGTTGACGATCCACAAGTATGGAGTCCAGCCGTACCAGGTACTAAGCTAACCTCTTTAAAGTGGGATGCCTCAGAAACATGGTCAAGTAAAAACCATCAAGCAAAAATCATCCGCCCTTTTGGTAACTTCTGGGTTGCTTTAGATATTACAAAGTCATCCACAAACTATCCTTACCTTGTTAAATGGGCACACCCTGCATCAGTCGGCGCGGAGCCTGTGACATGGGATGAGACAGATACAACTAAAGACGCAGGTGAATTCGACTTAGGCAAGACAGGCGGCGCACTTGTTGATGCGTTAACGCTTAGAGATTCTTTCATCATTTACAAAGAAGATTCTATTTACTCCATGCGTCATACAGGCGGTGAGTTTGTTTTCGAGTTTAAAGAAATATTCCAGTTCGGTGCAATTAGTTCACGTTGTATTAAAGAGTTTGAAGGTAAGCACATTGTTTTGAGTCATGGTGATTTAATTGTCCATGATGGGCAGTCAGCTAAATCGATTATTAATAAGCGAATGAAGAATTGGCTGTTTAATAGTATTGACCAAGATAATTTTGCAACTTGTTTTGTCACTCAAAACCATCAGAAAAATGAGTTCATGGTTTGCTTCCCTGAAACGGGGCATAGCTTACCGTCTAAAGCTTTAATCTGGAATTATAGAGACAATACTTTCGGCACAAGGGATTTACCTAATACGCCTCATATAGCCTACGGTATCGTTGATAGTGGATCGTCAGTTGATTGGGATTCTGATTCAGAGTCTTGGGATGACGATTCATCATCATGGAATCAACGTTCGTTTAATCCAACAGTATTAAGAAGTTTAATGGCATCAGGTACTAACTTGTATTTGTTAGACGATACCAACACAGAAGACGGAACAATCTTTACCGCGTACGCAGAACGTGCCTCATGGGATTTCGGAACCAACACTATAAAGTTTGTGAAAAAACTATGGCCTCGCATTATCGCGTCAGGCGAAGTGACTATTAAGCTCGGTACACAGTTCAATAAGAATGATGGTATTTCATGGACTTCTTATACCTTTGACCCTTCAACCGATGAATACATCGACACTTTAATCAAAGGTCGCTTTATATCGTTTCGTATTGAGTCATCGGCAAACGTTGAGTGGAAAATGGCGGAAATAGATTTTGAAGTCATAGAGACAGGTCATTACTAATGTTTTCTAAAAGTGAAACGCCGAATATACCAGAAGAATTACCACGTTACATAGGCAATGAATTATCTAAATTAGAGTCTGAATCAAGAAACCCTAAAGTCAATTCAATTCAATTTACCGTTCATTATTCTGAACCTGATAAGCCGCGAACAGGACAGGTTTATTATGCTGACGGTACGGAGTGGGATCCTGGTTCGGGTGAGGGGCTTTATTATTTTAATTCATCTAGCGCATGGGTGAAACTATAATGAATAAAGAACAGGAAATCACGGAAACATGATGATAAGAGCGGTAGAGCCTTCTTATCTCGACTTCTACTGGGCAAGAATATTCCCTCAAATCAAAGACTCGCTTAATAACACGGGCAACGAACAAAACCCGTTACATGTTTACGACAAAATTAAAAACAAGAATTACATTTTGTTAGTCGTCATGGAAGGTCGAGGCGTATTAGCGCACGTTACACTAGAAAAAGGTGAGGTTCCAAACAAGACGTTTTTAAATGTTGTGACATGCGGCGGCGAGAAACTAAAAACATGGTTGGGCGATATTTTAAAAGTTATTGAAAAAATAGCAAAGGAAATGAACTGCCAATCTATTTATATGGCAGGGCGGCGAGGATGGGAAAAAGTATTAACAGATTATCAACCTACATTCACAGTTTTCACTAAGGAATTATAATGGGTAAAACACTTTTCGGCGGTTCTGATACCGTACAAAACAATCAAAGCGAGAGCAGCGTTTGGAGCGATCAATCTCCATACTTAAATGATATTTACGGACGCGCTCAAGAACTATCAACCACTGAGCAACCTATAGCGGGTTTTAATGATGTACAAGTAAGAGGTCAGAACGCCGCGCTTGATTATGCTAATGGGCAAGGCGGTAACATATTTAATAATACCATGGGCGCTTTAAACTTTGGTTTGAAAGCCCCTGATGTAAATAATAACCCTTACTTACAAAAAGCCGTTAATTCAGCTATTCGCCCTTTAACACAAAACTATCAAGAAAATGTTTTATCTAACATTGAAGACAAGGCAATAGCCTCTGGGCAATATGGATCGAGCAGACACGGTGTTGCTGATGGTATTGCAGCACGTTCTTATATGGACTCAGTCGGCGACATTACATCAAACATGTATAACAACGCATACGGACAAGGCTTAAACACAATGATGCAAAGCATTAACTCTGCGCCTACTGTTCAGAACATGGGTTTATTTAAAGCGAATACACTGCAAAATGTTGGCGGTCAAATACAAGGAATGGAACAACAAAAATTAGACTCGCCTTGGAATAACTTAAATAGATTTAATTCTATGATAAACGCGCCAGTTGTTCTTAATAGTTCAACTGGATCAAGTAACACCAATCAGCGTAACGGCTTACCTTGGGGGTGATATGGGAATCTTTAATTTTATTAACCAGCAGCAGCGATTAGCTTTTGATAAAGAGCAAGCCAAACATAGAAACGCATATAACACTGGCACGCTTGATGTTAGTCGTGACCGCTTAGGTTTAGATCAAAAAAAGTACCAACAAGGTTTAATCGCTAAACCAGAGCCAACAGGATTGATGCAAAATATATTCTCAATGGGTTACCAACAAGGTACACCTGAATATAAAGATCTAATGGGTAGTATTTTGCGAAAACCTCAAACCCAAATAAATATGGGTAGCAAGCATATTACCGCCTCAGATGCGCAACAAATGAGAAACTCTAAAGGCGAGATGCCACCAATTGGGTCTACATGGCAGGAGGCAGGCAGAAGCGGGTACAACTTTGTTAGCCCTCAACAATTAACAGAGGCTAGAAAAGAAAGTGAAACGCTTGGTGCAATGGGAAGCGCATTAGATACATACGAAGGTATTGTTAAAGAAACTGGTGCTATGTTGCCTAGCAAGAGGTTTACCGATCCAAATAAATTCAACGAGCTAACGTCTGCTTACGCAGCATTACAGTTAGAATTTAAAGAGTTAGCTAAACTAGGCGTATTAGCTGGCCCCGATATGGAGTTAATAGAAAGAGTAATACAAGATCCAACCAGTATGAGCGCAAATGCTCAACAATTTTTCTCTAAAGAAAATCCAACGATTAGTCAGCTAGGAATAGTCAGGAAAAAGCTTGATGAGGCTAGAAAAAGAGCAGAACAAAGACACGGGAAAGACTGGAGAGCTAACCAGCAACAACCTTTGAACCCAACTCAAAATACAGGCAAGCCGTGGGAGAGACAATGGAAGTAGGTACAATTGTAGACGGTCATAAATATATCGGCGGTAACCCAAACGAAAAGGGTAGTTGGATTCTTGCTGGTAAAATGCCGCCTCCCGAAGCAGCTAAAGGTATTATGGATTCTTTAAGGAAGCATGCGAGCACACTTCCATCAGGGAATGAACCTAAAGCACTAGCACCTTCTTTATCTGTATTAGATGGGGCATCTTTTGGTTTTATAGACGAAGTAATAGGGGGTGTGGGCGGTCTACTTGGAATGGATAAAGATTCTGTAACTGACTATACAAGAAACATACAAAAAGATTATGCCGATAAAAATCCAGCCAAAGATTTAGGGTTAAAATTAGCTGGAGGGTTAGCGACAGGTTATGGAATAGCAAAACACATTCCTCGAGGTGTTTTAAATTTACCTAAGATGGTTCAATTCCCTTTAATGGGTGGATTAGCTGGCGGTACTGCAGCATTTGGTGGAGCAGAAGGTAACACAAAAGAAAGATTACCTGATGCTGGTATAGGTGCTGCCGCTGGGACAGTTCTTGGTTTAGGTCTGCCCTTAATAGGCTCTACTCTAAAACAGCCCGCCCAATGGATTGGCAATCAGTTTAAAAACCCAATAACTAAAGCAAATCAGGCGGTCTTTCAAGCTTTAGAGCGTGATGGCCTCACTCCGAAGTTAGCTGCCGATAAATTAAAAGAGCTTCCTTACGCAGCAACTATTTCTGATTTGGGCGCTAACACCCAAGCATTAGCTGGCGCAGCAGTGAATTACCCTGGCAAAGCAAAAGCACTTGGCACGAGCGTTTTAGAGAACAGAGCTAAAACAGCAGTTAATAGAATGCTTCCTTCATTAAGAAAGCTTACTGGGGGAGACAAGAAAGTATTTACGGAAACAAAAAATATTATTTCGCGCCGTTCCGAGCAAGCCGCGCCATTGTATAAAAAAATTGAAGGCTCTCAAGTCCAAATAACTGACGATCTATTTGAAATGCTTGACCGACCATCAATGAGTGCCGCACTTAGGGCTGGCGCAAGAAAAGCTGCCGATGAAGGTATTGCTCTAAAAGATAAAGTAGGTGCTGGAAACTGGGTTAACTATAAATTATTTGATTATGCTAAACGCTCTCTTGATGACAAGATAGGCGCAGCAATAAAAGCAAATCAAGGCGACAAAGTAAGAACGCTCTCTAACTTAAAGAATGAGTTAGTCGATTATGTCGATACGGCAGTACCAGGCTACGCAGAGGCGCGAAGAGTTTTTAGTACTGAGTCCGGTATCTTAAATGCAATGAAATTAGGCAAGAATATTCTTAAAGATGATTTCGATGAAATGTCTAGCATGGTTTCAACTATGTCTAACGCAGAAAAAGAAGCTTTTGTGGTTGGTTCCGCTAAAGTCCTTAGAGATAAGTTGTTATCTGTTAACGCAGGAAACAACGCAGCAAGACGATTAAGCGCGCCTTTATTAAGAGAGAGATTAAGAAGTGCGTTTCCTGATGATGAATCTTTTAATACATTCATGGGGCAGCTCGATATTGAGGATAGTGTTTTTGCTGTAACGCGGAACGAAGTACTAAAAGGATCACAAACATCAGCTAGAGAGGCCGCTAAAAAAGATTTACTGTTGAATGATAGTGCTCCAAGCGGAATAAAAGACTATGCAGCAAATGCTGTTAGGGATTTAACGTCAGGTAGACAAGTGCCTGACGAAGTGATGGGCAACCAATTAGGTAAAACTTTGTTTACGCAAGGTGCACCGAATAATAAAGTTATTTTAGATGAAATCCAAAAGATGGCGCCAATGATGAATGAGAAGCAAAAGAGAGTTTTAATTGACTCATTAATGCTTAATACTGAAATGCAGAGTGGAGCGGTGGCACCTTAGAATTCCCACCACCTACCATGCTCTAGCCGGTAAGCAACATGGAATAGCACCGCTGCAACAATAAAGCCTAGCAAAAACCCTACGCCACCATATTTATAACCGTAATGTACAAGGGCTGCAGTAGTTGCCACTACGCCCACATTGGTTAAAAGGATTATCGCTCTAAGCACGTTATTGTTCATTCCCAAACTCTAGCTTTTGACACGCCCCACGTCAACAGCAAACTATCCACATAGTTACCCACAAGTTATACATATATAAGGAATAGAGCTAACGCTAAATCCTTAAACTCAACCCATAGACACCATAAGACCTAATAGGGGGCTTCATGAAGCAATATTTGTTAAATATACTCATATCTATAGACCAGTTTTTTAACGTCTTACTAAGCCCATTGTTCAATCTCTTTACCGTTTTTAACAACTTCGGCAACCCTGACGAAACAATCTCAAGCGTTATGGGCAAGAATGTTAGAGAAAACAGGTGTAAGTTTTGCCATTTTATTTGCTATTTCCTGAATAAAATCGACCCTAATCACTGCAAAAAATCCATAGAAGAAGATGAAAATGCCTGACCTAAGCAAGGAAGAATTAACAGAGGTTATTAAGGATGCAGTACAAGCTGCTCATGGTGTAAGTGAAAACCATAAAGATGACCACGAATTTATACAGCTATTGAAACGCAAAGAAGAACGCAAAGAAGCAAGAGTAGAAAAGTTTAAGCTCTCTGCTATCGGTACGCTTGGGGTGATGGTTGTTACTGGTTTGATGTGGATAGGTAGGTTCATCGTTGAGCATTGGGACAAGCAATGAGCTTAAAAGACCAACTAATTCGACATGAAGGATTAGAGCTAACACCTTACACCGATACAGTAGGCGTTTTAACGGTGGGCGTAGGTAGAAACTTAGAAAGGCCAATCTCTTATGAGCTAGCAATGTTCATGCTCGATGAAGACATAGCAACAATTAAAAATGATGTTAAGCAATTTGATTGGTTTGAAGGTTTAAACGAAGCAAGACAAAGCGTTATTTTAAATATGATTTTCAATCTTGGAATCACTCGATTTAAGAAATTTAAAAATACAATTAACGCGATTAAAGCAAAAGACTACTTAACTGCTTCTCAAGAAATGCTTAACAGTAAGTGGTCGGAACAAGTAGGGCATAGAGCAATTGAATTAGCCATGACAATGGAATCAGGAGAATATCAAAATGTTTAAATCAAAAACAATGAATTTTAGTTACTTGCTTGCTGCATTTGGCGTTATAGAACAAAACTTACCGATGGTTAAAGAACAGATAGGTGATAGCTACGGCCTTGTGTTTATGGGCGTTGGTGTAGTTGTTGCTGTATTGCGAAAAGTTACCACGCAACCATTAAACGAAAAATGATTAAGCTAAAAATCTATTTCGCAATTGCAGGTGCTTTTCTATTAGCGTTATTGAAAGTTTGGTTTATGGGGTACTCAAAAGCCAAAGACGAAGCAGAAAACAAAGCAAAAGAAATAAAAATAAAAGCGTATGAGAATTTAAACGAGATTAAAGAAATTAACAACAAGGAATTAGACAATGTTAAAGCTAAAATTAGCAATAACGATTTCTCTTCTTTTAACGATAACTAGTTGCACGACAGTATCCTCAAGCCTTCCTCTCCCCAATCTACCCAGTTACCCAAAACTATCACAACAAGAACTAAACGCTTTATCTGAGTGTACACAGTGCCTAACAGCTTTAAGAAAGCTCGCTGTTAAAGACCAATTATGTAGAGGCTCCATTAAAGAACACAGAGCGATTATTAGGGCATCACAATGAGCTTTATCATCCTAATATTCTTTTGTGGACATAACGACAAAATGGTTTTAATTGATAACGAACAAGCTGTTTACATGAATTACTCAGAGGTTATGAAAGCGCCTAAAGAATACCAAGCCTTATTTGATAATCTACCAACCGTTGAGATAAGGAAAGAATGTAAATGACTTCTATATGCTGCACTAAAACAGAGATGGCAGCCGACCGACTGTGTGATGATAATGGAATAAAAACGTACATCAAAAAGATTATCAAACTTGATAACGCAATAATCGGTATCGCTGGAGATGCAGAGGATTTATCGAGGTTTGTGGCGTGGTACCAGGATAGAGATTTAGGTTTAGACTTAAACGATTCGACTGCTTTAGTGCTTACTGATGAGGGTATTTTTACTTATGAGTCAGAGCACCCCATAAAACATGAGGAAGAGTATTACGCTATTGGAAGTGGCGCACCTTACGCTTTGTCGGCGCTAGATTCAGGCTTTACCTTAAAAGAAGCTATCGAGGCAGCTAGAAAACGAGATTTATACACTGGAGGGCGAATCGATGTCCTTGAACTCTAAAGTACTTTTTTTAGATATAGAGTCGTCACCTAATGTCGTTTATTCGTGGCGAGTCGGTAGAAAAATAAACTTAACTCCTCAAAATATAATCGACGAAAGAAAAATAATTTGTATTTGCTATAAATGGTTAGGGGATAGAACGGTACACTCCCTTGATTGGGGCAATAACCAAAACGATAAAAAACTATTAAAAGAATTCTCAAAAGTTATCAATCAAGCCGATGTTGCTATAGGGCATAACGGCGACCAATACGACATGAAGTTTATAAATGGTCGCTTGGCTTACCACTCCTTACCCCCTTTGGAAGATATAACAACCATTGACACACTCAAGCAATCAAGAAGAGTGTTTAATATTAACTCTCACAAGTTAGACTATCTTGGCGACTTCTTTAGTCTCGGTAGAAAAGTTGAAACGGGTGGCTTTCAGTTATGGGTTGATGTCCTTAATAAAGACCTAAAAGCCCTAAATAAAATGATACGGTACTGTAAACAGGACGTTAAATTACTAGAAGAGGTTTATAAAAAGATTCGTTCTTATGCGCCTCAGACGGTACACATGGGCGTATTAGAGAATAAAGATAAGTTAGCCTGTAAAGCATGTGGGAGTAAAAACACTCGACCAAGAGGACAGAGGTTAAAAACTAAAATCCTTTATTATTGCCGAGTATGTGAGGATTGTAATCATTTTTGGCGAACAGAAATGAGGGTATAATAAATTACTAGCGCCCCTAGCGCAGCCAAAAGAATACAGTTAACACAAGAATAAATACACACCTCAATCCTTCCTTAGATTAACGATAAAATACTAATCATTAGTAAAGTTAACAAGCAAAAACAACTTAAAAATACAGCCCTCATTAATCCATCCCTCAGCTACAACATCCCAAAAAAGCGAATCTGTTAACACTGTAATTGTGGAATATTTACTTTACAAGGACTAAATTTTGTTTTGGTAATATTTCACATTTTCACTGTTTTTTTGTAGGGTGATGCTTACAAAGTGGTTAATATACACTCAATTTGATGTACGCCAAATGTGGTGTTGGTCGGAATGAATTACTTATTAGGTGGAAGAAGAGAGCGAATTAAAGCTTTAAGTTTTACTTTAGGCATCGTACCGCCATGCTTTTCTATAGCGTGTTGAATAGCTTGCTCAAGCATTAGCCTATAAACCTTGGGAGGTATTGGCCTGTATCCTCTGCGCCAATCACCTAAACGAGATAAGTTATATTTTGTTTTTAACTTCTTATTCAAGACGTTTAAAGACTCCTGAATAGTCTCGTTCCCTAAAGCTTCAATCCAAGTAATAACAATATTGTTCTTGGACATAACCTGAGTATACCCCATATACGGGTTAGTGGTATCGGTTTATAACAAATTCGCCACAACGTAAATCAACAGCATTTGGTTAATAGCTGTTAATATCTTATAGGCCAATGAAAATATACTCTTAATGATAAAGAGCACTTTTATGATTTTATCTAACATTTTAAAATTTCCTTTTTTAAGGCCAAAGAAGTTCGGCTCTACTAATATTTAGTAAAGTTAAGTTTTTGGTCGGGTTATTTTGTCGTTGAAATGGCACAAAAAAAACAGGCTAAGCGGCCTTTATCTCGGCACTTAGGCGGCTTTTAATGGGCGTGGTTTAGGAAAAAACGGTATTATTTCCTAATATAGTCTTTCGGAATTAAGAGCTAATAATCCTTTAGCACCCAAACTCGAATATACATATCATAACCTGATAGATACTCTCGTAAGTACTCTAAATATTTCTTGTCTGATTCTTTCCTTAGAATCATAACTATTCCTGCCTTCTTGCCTGCTTGAAGGGCATACCACCTTGATTGGCTTATCGCGTCTTTCCACTTGTTAGCGAATTCATACTCAATAGCATGTGTATCGGTTAAGCAGTCTATTCGCCCACCTTTAATAACAACTTCTTTTTGACCCATGCAATTAGCGTCTTGATGCTCCCTTTCTGATAGGGCGTAAGCGTTAAACGAGAGCAAAAGTAGTGCGATGTATTTCATAACTTAATTATAAGGCTACTCTTGAAATTTAGCATTTTTATTCCAATACTTAAGTTGTACTTAGCGTACAAAATGTCCCTGAATAGGGTTCTCAAGCACGGAGGGTAATATGTTAAACATATGTTTGAGCGTCCCATTTTTTAACCAGTCGGAGGTTGACTGGATTGTAGCTGATGGGACAAAAGGCTAGGAAGCGGGTTTCTGGAAATTGCTTTGTAAAACTGAGATGGTGCTCCTTGCCTCCCTCTAACTAACCAGGCCAATGTTATCCGTACAGGCTCAAAAGCTGCAATAAAAATAACTGCCCCGAGGGGTGAACAGGGAATAAAAGTCGAATATTGAGCCTTTCCTTTTTTATGTTAATTCACCTTGTTATTAAGAGCTTAAATTAATCTGCATTAGGGCTTGATTGCCGTTAAAATGTTGGTATGATTCGCGCTCTGAACAAATCGCTACACTGACACTGTAGCACGGTATTTCGCTACACTATTGCTACACCGAGCTATTTAGCTAAAAAGCAAGTTATTGATATTAAAAGATATAATTTGTAGCGAATGTAGCAGTAAATAGGGCGTAAATACCAAGTAAAAGCCTTTTAAAACAGTAACTTGGGTGCTTAGCTCAGCTGGGAGAGCATCGCCCTTACAAGGGTAAACTTCACTCTCCTAACTAGTTGAAATATAAGCAATTAAATTTATATCTTGCCTATATGCTACACCACCGCTACACTGAGTTTTAATTTACAGTGTAGCGAGATGGTATGGCGGTCATTACAAAAAGACCTAACGGAAAATTCCAAGCTGTTGTCCGTAAAAAAGGTCATCCAACTAAATGTAAAACGTTCTCAAAAAAATCTTTAGCTTCACAATGGGCTAAAGAGCTAGAGCTATCATTCGAGATAAACCAATTACAAAATAAACCTGTTACGAGGGATTGGATTTTAAGTGATGCGATAGAATCATGGGTGACAAAGTGCATATCTATTCGTGCTGAATCTTCGGAGCCTAGAGATAGATCAAGAGCCAATAAATTAATTGAGTACTTCGGTGGTTATCACCCTGATAACTTATTGCCTAAACAGATTTTAGATTGGGCAAAAGATCAAGCTGAGGAAGGCTACAAATCCTCAACCATCAAAAGAACCTTAACCTCCTGGGGTTCAATTATTTCTGATATAAATCTTATATTGGAGATGCCTTGTCGAAACCCAATACCAGAAGCTAAACAGTTAATCTCAAAAACAAGGGCATTAGAAGCAGAAGAGGGCAGAGATAGGCGACCAAGTCCAGATGAATTATTTAGTCTTGCTTGTGTAAAGCACTCCAATGAAACGGTAATTGATTATATTATTTTGTTTGCCATTGAGACAGGATTAAGGCGAGGGGAGCTAGCAAGGGCAGCTAAAGAGTATATTGATTTTAACGCTCGAACAATGCGCGTCCCTAAAAGTAAAACTGATTGGAAAACAGGAAAGAAGGGTAGAACTATACCGTTAAGTGATTTAGCAATGCAGATAGTTAGCTTAATGCCTGATAATGAAACTCTATTTAGTATGGCTCCTGATTCAATCTCTCAAGCATTTGGCAGAGTAAGGGATGTTTGCAATATTAAAGACTTAACTTTACACGATTTAAGGCATGAGGCTATTTCGAGATGGTTTGAAATGGGTTTGGAGATTCAGGAAGTGGCCGCAATATCAGGGCATTCTAATTGGCAAAGCCTTAAAAAATACACCCAACTATCCTCAGAACACTTACATAAAAAATTAGGAAGCAGTTGACCTTTGACGGTTTAAATAATTAACAACATCACGTGCGTCGGCTAAACGTCTACGCCTAACCGTAAAGGTTTTTACTGGGAATTTGTCTGCCGATATTAATGTATTAATAGATTTAGGCGTGTAATGTAGCACCTCACCAAGCTCTTTCATATTTAAAGTAACGCCATACCGCGTAATCAGCTCATCATATAACAGCATACCTATATCATTTTTTTTAAATATTTCTTTCATTTTTCCATGTCCAATATACTTTGCTCTAATTTAATAATAGCGCGAGATTTCTTTACAACAGCTTCGCTACCTCTATCGATTAGCCGTTGAAGTCTCGCTATCTCTCTTAACTCTTCTAAAATCTCTCGCATAGTTTCGTCAATGTCGGCTTTTAGTGCGTCTGCATTCATCCCTTAATCCTCTATGGTTTTAGGTAACTCATTTTCTTTTTGGAGCAACGCTATTGCGCGGTCTAATTGAGTGTTTATGTATTCATCATGGATTTTTCTGCCCCATAAATAACCTTCAAACTTTGAGATAATCATCATCAATTCTTTTTTATCTTCATCACTCATTGCTTACTCTTTAGTGTTTTATATTTATGGATGCGCTCGCTCAACGCCTCTGCTTTACCGTAATAGTGTTCGCGTAAGCATCCAATAATAGAGTCTGCGTAGTGGATAACATCAAAAGCTAACGCAATCTCTCGCCTCTGCTTTCCGATTGTTTCTTGTTGCTCCTTAATAACGCCATTCAACCGAGATATTTCACGTATGTATTCATTGTTAGACACTTCTAACTGCTCAATCTCTTTCTTTTGTTCGTCTATTGTGGCTTGTTGCTTATTAAAATCTTCGACTGGAATAATGCGGCAAGGTATCTCGTCAATAGGATAGGCTTGACCTCTATCCCACATTAATGAGTCGTAAATATTATTTGCCACATCGAACGCTTCACTTCTGGTTTTAAATGGATAAATTAAAATATATTTTGATTCACTCATAGTTATTACCTGTTAATCAAACCGCAATGACCTGTCTTAGCATTATCAGGTAAGGCCTCATATTTATTTGTTTTTGGGTTTTCTACTGCTGTGTTATCCCAAGCCCACATCATGCAGTCGGAGGTTATACAGTTACACACTTCTTTTGTTGGTGAAAACTCAGATGAGTTGTATCGGCCAAACCATCTGTTAAAAAATCCTCTAACCTCTCCATTCTCAACTTGAGCCAATCTAACATGAGGACACCATTTAGTTTTAGCTTCTTCTTCTCTCATAAATCACCTTTAGTTATTAACTGTATTACTCGACATCTTTTGGCGCGCTCATATAAATATCTTTAACTTGCCTATGCAAATCACCGAGAGCCTTTACTTGTCTAGCGTACATCGTGCCCTTATTTTTGAGGGAGGCGTAACATTTCTCGTTTTCACTAACAAGCTTAGAGATATTCGTTTTGTGGCCTCTAAGACTTATTTGATATAACTCCACTTTCTCTCTCCTTCAGGGCTTCACCCTGTTATTGGGTGGGGTTCCACAGCCGCAAATGCGCTTTATTGCTCGCGGCCACTCTGCCCATCTCTGCGGCGTGTCGAGTGCTTTTGTGCGGTTTCAAGATGTTTAGCCAAGCTGCTTCACCCCATTGATTGTTTAATCTAATTGACCGCACTTTTTGGCATAATTTTTTTGATGCTCAATTACCTCTATAAGTTTTTCTATATCGTCCCCAATATTTACACTGCCAATGTCAAGCCGCTTAACGTCCCGCAGCAACTCATCAAAAAACATCTCTAAATTAAATCCCATTAGTTATTCTCCTGTTCAATTACCTGTTCTATACAATTCATCACGGCCTCTGTGATTGTTTTGCCTTCTTCTTCGATGCTATTCTTTAGATAAGCCGAAGCTAACCAGTATTCGTTGTTTTCCCAGTCCTCTGTTTTGCTAACCCCAATCTCAAAAAAATCTTGGCACTCTAATAACTGTTCAGCGTTTTCGCGTGGGTTGAATACAGCTTCAACATATATTCCTGCATTGGATTTTTTTACAAGAACAACTCGCTCTACGTTATAACCTGCTTTCTCTATCCTGCAAGCGTAATCCATCCTCTCCGCTATCTTTTTTAAAGTCTCTGGTTTCATTGTTTTAGCTCTGCTAGGGCTTCGTCTATAACTTCAAAAGTATGTTCTGGATACATACCGTTAGCTGTAAACATACCCCTTGATAATATTAAAGCCTTCTCAAGCTTATCTATCTTGGCTTGTTGTTCTACATTTCCTTTTACCAACAGCCTAATAATAATCTCGGCTCTACTTCCATCCATGCGAGGCGGTAAGGCTCGCAAATATTTTTCAGCGTCTTCGATAAGTTCACTCATTCCACACCCCATAAAATATTTAATCTATCGCCGAACTTCTCGCGGAGTTGTTTAGTAGGTTCGGATTTAAAGTAAGCGGGGCTACCGTGTTGCATACGGTAGCAATCATGAGGGGAAAGCTTATTAGCCCTATGGTTAAAGAAAAGACCCCATTTCCCCTGACTAGAATCATTCCAATCCGGCTTCCAATCCCCGTTAAACTCATCCGCAAACATCTTAAGCTCATATAATACTTGTAGCTTAGGGGCTTCAAGTTGTTCACGGTCTCTGTGCCATTCGGCTTCGGCTTTGGTGCGCTTAACGCGGCCTTGTTTTAAGTAACCCCTATCCGCATAGTCATCATCGTATGTGCGACTCCATATAGTACCCTCACCCCCAACAAACCAAATTTTGTCCCCCTTCTGCGGCCACTCCTTCAGCTTTCCAAGCTCTTGCTGTGCTTTGATTACTACTGCGTCACATTTAGCTGACGCTTCTTTACAGTCATTAATAATCTTCTCTAATCTTTCTGATTCGCTCATTGTTTAATATCCTCTAATGCTCTCTGTAATTTCTTTATCACACAAACTAACTTGTTATGATCCTCTACTAAAAACATAAAATTATCTCTTGTTAAGTCTGGAATACTCTCCATATCCCAATTAGCGCTGACGTATAATGTATCTGGAAAATCATTCTCAACGATTGCGTCTACTTCACTCATATAGCACCTAAATAAATAATTAAACCGAAAACAACCCAAAGAACAATCGCCGGCAACGCTAGCCATAATATAAACAATGTTTCTTTTATAAATTCTTTTTTCATAATTAAAAACCTAGTTTTGTTTAACCAGACTAGGAACTGGGGCGGAGGTCATACCTAAAATGGGATCTTGTCATCGAAGGAGTTTTCTTGCGCGGGCGCTTGTTGCGCTGCTCCGCCAGAGTTGTTATTAGTATCTCGATAAAAAACCTTCACATTTCCTAAAATGTTGCCTTGCACTCCATTGGCTCTTTCTTCTTTCGAGATAGATTGAGATATGAATCCGTGGTCGCCATATTCGCCTGGGTTATCAAGGTCAATAAAAGTTGTTAGATCTAAGTAAGTACCTTTCTCTCCATTAAAAAGTCTTTCTTTATCAATCTTACTGACATTAATTTTTACGCTTAATCCTAGTTTCATTTTATGCTGCTTCCCGTAGTTGTTTAAGTTGTTCGCGCTTTTTTAGCATTTCATCTATAAAATTATTACTTGCTTCATCTATTAACTTTATTAATTTTTCATCTCTACCCACCTCAATAATTAAAGGCGGCATAGTGGGGTGATAAGATTGAAATACCCACTTATCAAAACCAGTTACATACAAAGAGCTTTGTACTTGTATTTTGTATTTTGTCGGCAATTTGTTATTCAATAAATATTCGATGTGCGTGTGGGGGGCTGGTGATTTGATTTCCAGCCCAACTGAGTTATTTATCAACGCATCAGGAGAGCAAGATATTAATTTTCTATCGTCTTTATAAATTAAACCCACTTGCTTAGGTTCGCAGTCAAACATAAACCCATAGAGTGAACGCGCCTCGCTTTCTAATTCATGGCCGCGCTCCATCCATTCGTTTTGCTTAATAGAATCATGCTCACCTGTATACCATTCAGCTAATAACTTATTCATATAAGCTTTGCTTTGTGTGCTTGGCTTGCCTGTGGAAGTAAGTATTTTATCCATGCTTGAGGCTGTAGGGATGCCCATCCGCGCTTTAAACCATTCATCGGTATTTTGCTCTACGTCTAAAATAATCATTTTGCTTTACCTTTTGACTTTAGAGCATTTAATGCCTTATCAAAGTTATTGACCGACAAATTAGCTAACGCGCTAACACCGCAATACTGTAAGAAAGCCTTTTCATTTGAGCCTGTTTCTTGAATCCATTTTTCTAAAATGATAACTTGCTCTGGAGTTATGAATTCAAGCTCTACGTTTCCGTCGTTATCATCACCTGTTGTTACATCAAAAATCATACATGTGAGGTAACGCCTACCATACGAATAGGTTGATCCTGTTCCATGTATCCCTGTTTTATTTGTTTTGCCCTGTATACCTGTTGTATCTATAGGTAGGTCAAGATGATGTGTTTCGGAATGACCTGACTTATGCCTAAGTATGCCGATAATCCTTATATGCCCTTCTTTGGGACTAGCATCTTCACTAAAAGTTATGGAGAACCCTTCTTTCGTGTAAACAGGTTTTATTGCTTTTGATATGGCCTCATGTGTTGAATACTTACTTCTTGTTTGAGTGTTGTCAGCATCCTTTACTACATTTGGTAGCATTCCTTGAACCGTTGTCATTGCTTGGGCAAATTCGGCTTCCGCCTTTCGGTCTAGTACGCGCTCGTGCATAGCCAACATTCTTTCCATTTTATCCACGTCAGAATTTGGGTCGGTTGCCATTTGCCCGATAATTTGAATAATGGCATCATCCGTATTAACTGTTAGAAGCTCATCTTTTTTTGCTAACTCACTCATCGTCCTAACCTCACTAAGTAATCACGTTTTTTTAATCTTAAAATCCAATCGAATAATTTTTGAATTTTAGATCGTCGATAATTCTTTAAGTCCTTCACGCGCAACGTTCCTCTATTTCACTTTCAGCGTAAGAAATGATTGATTTCTCTAACGTTGATACGCGGCCTTCTAAGCATTGTTTGTCTTTCTTTAAGGTACTGTTATTTTTTACTAATACTTCGTTATAAGCTCTCAACGACTTAATAACATCGTCTTGGCTTTCAATGTAAGTAATAGTGTCCTCAAGAGCCTCAATGTTGTTTGCTCTTGATTCGCTTTTTAAAAGTCTGTTTAATATTTCAATTATTGCCATTGTTTTGCCCTCAAGTTTTGTAGTCTTTCCATTTTCAATATTTGCCTTTCACTTCTTTGATCGAGAAGCCGTTTAAATTCTAGATACTCCTCGACCATTTCTTCTCTACTGCTTGCATTTGAAAAAGCATTAAAAGCGCGGTCTATCTTTTTTTCTAAAATAGTATCCTTGTCATCCAGGTATATTATTTTTGCTAGGCTCATCTATCTAAAACCAAGAACTCAGCGGTAGAGTAAAGACCTTCTGTTATCTTCTTTACAAAGAAAGTACCTAGTGAAGAATGATCGTTATTTAAAAAGTCTTCTAAAAGTTCTTTTTCTTCTGTGGTGAATTCCATTTCATTAATGACTGTTTCTATTTCTTCTTTATCGTGCAACAGGTCTTCGTATTGATCTTTAACATCACGTCGATACGCCTCAGCTTTTTGTTCTTCTCTGTCGTAATAGTTGTCAGCTTCACGTACTGGATCGAACACCGCGGATACTGCTTGATTGATATATGACATGTTGACCTCGTTTCTTTGATTTGAAACAAGTATAAACCTAAGGTTTGATATAGTCAAGTTTAAGGTTTAAAAAAAGATCGAAATAAACCCTAAGGCTTACTGCATATTAAGGAGGGTTATTTTTTGAGGTGGTCGCTAGTAATTAATTCAATAGCTGTTGTGCGGCGTATCTGCTCATCTGAGACACGCTTAACTTCTGCGTCCAAGTGCATCAAGTGTAGAAACAAAACAGCAGAAATAGCGATATGAACAACCGTAATAGCTGTTTTAATAATATCTTTCATACTGTATTGCTGTTTATTTGCGGGGTCGTTCGCGCTTTGTTTTTCTTGTTCTTGAGCTACCGATATTACCTGCCGCATCTTCTTGTCATCCATACGAACCTCATAACGTATTTATGGAAGTGCTAATTCGGAGTAGGGATTGTACGTTTTTTAATCAGGCGCTTCAAAGAGTTTACGAGCGCCGGTGCAGAATGCAATTAAAATAGCTTTTCTTGCTGTTTGTGTACATCTAGGTAGGACACAACCGACTTTTTGGGAGGCTCATCTTCTTCAAGAGAGTAGAAATAAGCAACGGCGGCAGACTTTACGACGCTAGAATAATCACCTTCGGCAGCTATTCTGTCTACAGCATCCATTATCCTAGCAAGCCTTTTCACATCAAGCCCCTTTAAAGACTCTAAGGCTTCTTTCTCGCCTTTGCCTGTCGCTAACCAATCAGGATTAAGGTGGGCTAACTTCGCTAGTTTAGATAGCTTCTCATAGCCTAGCTTACCGTTATTCATTGACTGCCCAAGGGCTTGGTTTGACACACCAACCTCAAGCGCAATTGATGACTTAGAGCCTTCGATTCGGCTCATTGCTTCGGTGATTCTTTTTGCTTTAGCAGAAAGCTCTGGAGATATTTCTTTTTTCATACCCGAAGTCTGACAAGCGAACGCTAACATTTCAACATACCAAGGTTTAAGGTTATTAATGCTTGGGTTGGAGTATAGCTTGACATATCCAACCTAGGGTTTATAATTGCGCTTATGAAAATTAAAAAAATATTTGAAAAAGTAAATAAGTCAGAAATGGCGAGACAATTAACCAACCTAAAGCCACCGATTACAGGGCAAGCCGTAGGTAAGTGGAAACAGGTACCTTTAAGTCGGGTTGTAGACGTTGAAAAGATAACAGGCATATCTAGGCATGTATTAAGGGCTGATGTTTCTCGCATTTTTCGTGAACCAAAAAGTTAAGTTAAAAAAATTTTAGCTAGGAAGGCTAAGCAAATCAAAGCAAACAAAGGCAAAGGATTATGAATAAATTTAATGAGGAAATTAATTTTGGCTTACACAAGGTAAAGCCAACAACAATAAATGACCTACCTAATGAGGTAGTTCTAAGCTGTCCAACTATACAAGCAGCTTTTAGATTATCTTTGAGTCAGTCATTAGTCAGTCACGAATTCGACTCATGGGCTGATGCGTTTGGATTAACAGCAGGCGCATTTAACACAATTCTAAATAACGATTTAATTGAAAAGAAGAAAGAGGCTATCGGCAAGGGATTTAGATCTCGATACATACCTAGTCATTGGTTTGAAATGATTGCCGAGCTTACAGGCAATAACGCAGTAGGGCAGTGGATGTATTTATACCCTAAGCGTAAAAAATTATTAGAACAAATAGAAGAACGAAAACTATACCAACAGCTAGAGATAGGAGTGGGGTAGCTGTGTTTTGCCTAGGTCAAACTACCTAGGCGATTAACGGGATATTTACAAGATAATAAATTTAATAGAATTATGTAAGTACGCAAGGAAGCGAATAAGGAACGAAGGATAATAATAAATTTAGTGTGTGAAGCGGGAATGTAAATGGCAGGTGATTGGATCAAGATGGAGTTAACAACTCCTGACAAACCAGAAGTTTTTGCTATAGCAGAAGCTTTCGATATAGACCCTGATGCGGCTTTCGGAAAGCTATTTAGAGTATGGGCTTGGTTCGATCAACACACTGAAAACGGTAACGCTCCCACCGTTACCAAAACGTTGATAAATCGTATCACTAGCGTTATAGGTTTTGCAGATGCAATGGTTGATGCAGGGTGGTTGGTGCAAACAGATGACGGTTTAGAGGTTCCAAACTTTGAAAGACACAACGGCGAAACAGGTAAAAAACGCGCTTTAACCGCTAAAAGACAGGCTAAACACAAAAATAAGGTCAATGAAAAAGGTAACGGAAAAGTAACGCCAGCAGCGTTACCTAAAGAAGAGAAGAGAAGAGAAGATATTAAAACACTAGTCCCTTACGAAAAAATTAAAAATCTTTCAAACAAAATACTTTCAGATTTACCCGCTTGCAAACAACTCACCGACACACGCAAAAAACAAATATTAAAAATATGGAACTCCAAAAACGAAAACGGAGAACCTAGAAACAATCTCGAATGGTGGGAATCATTTTTTACTTTTTGCAAAACGATAAAATTTCTACATGGCGAAAATGATAGGGGATGGGTGGCGAATCTTGAGTGGATCACAAAACCTGCAAACTTCATAAAAATAATCGAAGGGAATTACAAATGAGCAGAGAAGCAGAGCAACACGTTATTGGTTCAATTCTCGTAAATAACAATATTTTCGATGAAGTTGATTTTTTAAACAAAGATGATTTTTTAAATTCTGAGCATCAAGCTATATTTTCAGCAAGTAAAGAATTAATCGAAAAAGGAAAAGAGGTTGATTGTTTTATCATCCAAGACAACCTTAAAAATTTAGATTTAAGATACTTGGTTGAACTAAGTAAAAATGTACCCACGACAGTAAACGCAAAAGCCTATGCCAAGATAGTCAAGCGAGATTCAACAAACAGAAAGCTAATGGCGGCAGGTAATAGCATTTACCAGATAGCCGAAACAGATAAACCAACAGAAGAAAAATTAGACACCGCATTAGATTTACTTAGTAACTTGTCAACAGAAAACAATGAAAAATCCAAGCCTGTAGAAATAAATAAATTCTTATCCTCAACAATTGACGACATTGAGAAAGCCTATAACAACAAAGGCGAAATAATAGGGCTGTCAACAGGTTTAATCGGCTTAGATGAAAAAACGCTAGGTCTACACCCTTCAAATTTAATTATCATTGCGGGTCGTCCTTCAATGGGTAAAACCTCGTTGGCGTTAAACATGGCAGAAGATGCCGCGAAAAAAGGAAAGACCGCTTTAGTTTTTAGTATGGAAATGTCAGGCAAAGAATTAACGCAAAGAGAGTTAGCCAATCTTGGGAGTATCCCATTTAATTTCATTAGAAGCGGAAAGTTAAACGATAAGCACTGGCCGCGATTAACCGAAGCTACGAAACAACTAAACGAAATGCCACTAATTATCGACGAAACACCGGCCTTAACAATTGGAGAGTTAAGACTAAGAGCCAAACAAGTGCAACGTGAAAAAGGTTTAGATTTAATTGTTGTTGATTACATTCAGTTAATGAGCGGGTCGGGTGATACTCGAAACGAAACAGTAAGCGATATTTCAAGAGGACTAAAGGCTTTAGCTAAAGAGCTAAGCGTACCCGTTGTTGCTTTGTCGCAACTTAATCGAAGCCTTGAACAGCGGCCAAACAAAAGACCTATTATGTCAGACCTTAGAGACTCAGGCGCAATAGAGCAAGACGCTGATGTTATTTTATTTGTCTATCGTGATGAGGTTTATAACGAGGAATCCCCTCACAAAGATATTGCTGAAATAATTATTGGCAAACAAAGGCAGGGCGCGCTAGGAACAGTATTTACAAAATTTATCGGTTGCTTACTGAGGTTTGAAAACTATGTCGGAGACATACCACAATTTTCTGCGCCAACAAGAACAAAGAGTTTTAGAGGCTAATCAAGAAACATGGAAGTTAATAAAAACACACTTGCCAGAATTTGCCGATTTTATGATCGAGCTAAGCAAAGAAATGGGAAAGCCAGAAAAAGTAACGATAGAGGTACATGGAAATGACACTAGAAGAAGCTGAAAAAAGAATTGAAAGTTTAGAAAAAGTAAACGAAGTCAATCAAGATACGCTTGATAACCTTCTTGGAATACTTCTTGAGATTAGAAAGAGAATGAAAATATTAGAAAGCGCAGGAAGTTAAATTCGTTATGACTCAAAGAACCCTTAAACAAAATGATGCAATACATAAATATTTTGACTTGCTAGCGGAGGCTTTAAGTGATGCAGGGTTTGACGTGAGAAAAACATTAAGACATGACATAGACATACCCTGGGATGGGGAGTTAATAAAAAAACTAATCTGGAAGACAGTACAAGAAACAATGACAGATAAAAAATCAACGTCCAAGCTAGACACAAAAGAAGTGAGCGAGATTTACGAAGTTATTAATCGACACACCGCTTCTAAATTTGGCGTATCTGTTCCATTTCCATCAAGGGAGGCTTTATGAAATATACCCAATCAAGAATTATCGAAACAGAGTCAAACTATAACTATGAAATATTATTTAATGGCAAAGCACACACAACCGTTTCAAGCTCAAAGGAGTTTATAACGAAAGAAGGGCTACAGAAGAAAATAGATAAAACATTAAAACGGTTAAATGTTAGCGAAAGAAGCTGGCAGGAAAATAGTTTAAGAATTACAGGAGAATCAAAATGAAAGCTAATTGTTATTATCCATGTAATCTAAATGAATATGAAACCTCAATTTGGCTAAGCGGAGCATTTACCACGTTTGGATTATGCGTTGCGGTATTTGTTGTTGTTGCCTTGCTATGGGTTACGCGTGAAAAGTAAAGCAAACAAAAAAATAAGAGATTCAGCAAGGGGTGAGCCTTGCCAATTTAGGATTCCACATGTATGTAATTTTGATCCTGCTACAACAGTGTTATGCCACATGGGCGGCGCAGGGTGGGGAATGAAGAGTAATGATATT